ATTTCAATTCACACATTAACACTTAACACACTTAACAGAAGGAAACAGAAATGAAGAAAACTCTTATCGCTGCGGCAATGCTTACAATGGCTTTTGCTGCGTCTGCTCAATCGTCTTACCCCGGCTCAAATTGGTCGGAAATGACTGTCAATCCTGGTGTCATCGCTGGCACCGCGGAAAGTGGCAATGTCCTGCTTCAGGGCAACATTCAGCAAGGTATGATTGTCGGTGAAGTCGGTGGTTTCAATGTCAACACCTTTGTTGGCATGAATTACAGCGTCGACCGCAACGGGCTTTCGTACAACAACAAGCTGGTGCCGATGGTCGGTGTCAAGCTGCAACGCGACATCCCCGGTGGTGTCATGGATATGGGCGTTCGCCTGGTCCATGAGACTCATTTCCGCGGCGTCGATACTGGTCCTAAGTCTGGTAATGGCGTTCAAGTCTATATCAGCTACTGGACCGGTTGGAATCTGAAATAAGGAAATAATATGACAATGCCAGTCGCAGGTAATGCGGTTGTTGCTAACTTTCTGATGCGTTTTCCGGTACTCATCCCGGTCGCAGCAGTAGTTGGTATCGCAACCGTTGTAAATCTCCCTAAAGAGGAGCCGACACCACCCGTAGTAGTGGTACAGCAGGTTGAGGCTCCGTTGCCTCCTCCGGTTCTGGTTGAGAAGGCAGTTCCTGTTGCAGTCCCTGCTTCAGAACCTCCTGTCGCAACAGCACCGGTTCTCCCTCCGAAGAAGAAGAGGCGGGGATAATGTCCGCTGATGTCTTAGTGGATATGGCCTTGGCTATTATCTGCTTCGCATCAACGTGTTATCCGGCGTTAGTTGGCGTTGATACTCCTAGAGGGGAGTATCAACTCCGACTATATAGAGATTCTACACCGGGCTATGGTGGAGATGTTCTTCTTTTCAAAGAAACCGATTCCGATGTTTTTCTTATACATCGTGTTATCGAGGTTCCAGGTCAATACCGTAGTCAACGACTGAAGAGTGGTGATCTCCGCCAACGGGTGGATGTAACTAATGGTTGTATAAATGTTGATTCGGCGACATATAAGAAGTTAGTAGAATGTTGTCATTCATCGAAAGTTATAATCAAATGAAAATCATAATTTCGCTTTTGTTATCACTGTCTTCGGTTGCAGCACATGCACAAACGAAACAAACGGTACCCGTTTTGATGTACCATGAGGTACATGAAACTAAGGCGCCCGGTAACGAAGTTGTTCGCGAAGCAAGATTTCGCGAGCATATGCAATTTTTAAAGGACAACGGATATACGACGATTACCGTATCCAAACTTGTCAATTTTATGAATGGAAATCTTGAACTTCCTGTAAAGAGTGTAGCAATTACACTCGATGATGGATGGAGATCAAATCTTACCGCAGCAAAAATTCTCGAAGAACTGAATCTTAATGCAACATTCTATATTCTGAGTGGAGCATTCTTTGATCCGCAATATCTTTCGGAGAATGACGTTATTTACCTTTCTAAAAATAAAAACTTTGAAATTGGCGCACATTCACATACGCATTTTATGTCATGGGCTTCCGATCTTAGCAAAATGGATACGAAAATTATGGACAATGAGTTATCAATGTCCAAATCCATTCTTGAAAACACCATAAAGAAACCTGTTAAGAGTTTTTCGTGGCCATTTGGTTACACTCGACCTGGTTCGATTGAATCTGCAAGCCGTTTAGGATTTACAAGCACTGTCCTTGTGAATCAGACCACTGATAACTCGGCGGGAATGACACCTTTAGAAATTCGGCGTATTAGCGTAAGTGGATTATGTAATGCAACTCAGTTGGGCGAAATGCTTGTGAGTGGTCGTCTTAATTTATGCAAATAAGGTGATTATCTAATAAATACTCTACTTAGGGAGAGTATTATGAGAAAAATCATTGATTGGGTGAATAGAATAATTTTCAGAAAGGTGTCAGCACCTGCACCTGCACCAGCACCTGCACCAGCACCTGCACCAGCACCAGCACCTGCACCAGCACCTGCACCTGCACCTGCACCAGCACCTGCACCAGCACCAACCTTCACAGATGGATTTGATTCTGGTAAGGTTGATTTGGCAAAATGGGTCATCTCTACCTGGGAAGCACCTGGCACTAACGCAGTACACAAGGGTACATTTTTAGCCAAAAACACTACAATTGTCAACGGTGTATTGTGCCTAACGCTTACACAGTCGACCATGTCGTATGGTATATCATCGAAGGGTGGTGAGATTGCTACCATTGAAAAATTTGGATATGGTACATATGAATACTCTGTAAGGGCAAGTTCAACAGCCGCAACATCAGATGCTATAGGAACTCCTGTAAGTGGATCCATTACTGGTTGTTTCAATTATCTTACTGCATCAGCTACCGAAATTGATATTGAAGTTGAGGGCAATGAACGAAATCGTACTACTCAACTTACAACCTGGATTAATGAAGCCAAGCCAAACGAACACACAGATGTTTCGCCAACAGGCGCCCTACCACACGAGGCCTTTTTCGATTATAAATTTGTCTGGACACCGGGAAAAATTCAATTCTATAGAAACAATGTACTGATTGGTACACATACAAAGGTCGTACCAACAGAACCAGCACCATTCATGTTTAATCATTGGGGTACGAATAATGTAAATTGGGGTGGTTTAGCGACACCCGATGTTACCCGTTATATGTGGGTAAAGAATTTTAGATTCACACCTCTCTAATAAAAACAAGTAAGAAGTGTCAATGGCAATGCTATTGATTCATATTCATCTGTCTATCATTTGTATCGCCATCGGGTAATATTTCTTGACAACAGGGCCCTAGGAGTGTAAAATAAACAAATTACCTCCTGGGGAGTTAGAACATGACAACTGAAACTGAAATCGAAGTCATTGAAAAGATAGACGAAACCATCAAGGTGAAAATTCCAAAGATGTACAAGGTCTTGCTTCACAACGATAATACCACAACATTTGATTTCGTGGTGCTTGTACTTGTACAGATCTTCCATCGGACGGTTGAAGATGCTGCCGAAATCACACAAGCTATTCACAATGTTCAATACGGCGTCGCCGGCGCACCATATACAAGAGAGATCGCCGAAGAAAAGACAGCAGAGACTATCTCTCTCGCTAGAGCGAACGGGTTTCCTCTTATTGCTACCTTTGAAGAATTATAACCATAAATAATCCTGTAAGAGATACAGGAAATAGATGTCAGATAATCTTATACACATTAGAGCCTTTTTAGGAAAATATTATCCAGAGCTGAATTATTCAGCTATACAGGAGAAATATAAGAATACAGGGCTAGATACATTTTTCGAACAAAGATTCTTTATTCAGGGCAATAAGGCACAGATGATTGTGGATGCAAGTTTACGGGGATTGATTGCCATCATTTCCGGGAATGAAGTACAGGTTAGCCAGGAACTTTATGATCATCCAAATATTATAATAACTAATTCTCTAGAAAATAAGGATCAAAATAGTAATCCTCGAAGTTTATATAACCCCGATATATTTTCTACGGTAGCATATCTTATATGTCAGAATCATACTATGTTTCGGGTTGTTGGCGGAGTAGATGAACCCATATATCTAAAATATAAAGCAGACTATGAAACCTTTTATAATTCGGTTGTGGTAGTTGAGATAGATACCGGCATTGAAGTTGAGATTGTAGAGGAAATTGAAAGTTATAGTGCTCTTAATGTCGTGACAAATTATATATTACAACCTTCATCAAGCCTTAATCTTAGAACATTTTATCAGAATCATATATCTGCATTATCGTATTTTTATAGAAACATAATTGCACAGGATAACGCATCCTATGTTCATATATTATTTGGCAAAGGTTCATCAAATGTCATTGATGAAAATAAAATACATGCTCACCATCAATCTAAGTCGGAATTTTTGGGTATTATAAATTCCGATGGAAAGAAATTTCATTCTATTTTATTTGTACACCCGACAAGTGAAATATATTCCATAAATGTAGATTATCGAGATATATTGTATGGTAAAGCAAATATAACTTTCTTCCCTGTCATTTTAGAACAACAACCATCGAACTCTTCAATAATATCGGTGTCAAGTATGACATTAGAAGAAATTCCAGACGGTCAAGCCGATATCGAGATTAAGAAATATCTTAGTGATATAATTGAAAGAGCTACACTTGATAGAACAGTTGGTGTAGAGAGATTTTATAATAACAAATCTAAGTTTCTCCATTTTCCATAAATACAATATGAATGATCCTACCTCCTTTCGGACACTGATTGAAAAAGTATCAGCAGAGAATGAAGTATACAAAATAAAGTTACCGGTTCCGGTAAACCAACTTACTGGTGTCTTTTCTAAAGAGGCAATGGATCTACATTATGGCACATTATATGGGAATTACGTAAAGAACGCCCTTGCAGGCGATGGCGAATTTCAAATAGCTGGAGCAAAACTCCATACGTTGTTTTTTGAGCAATTTCAGGAAGCGACTATAGTAAATAATCCAACTGATGCTGCAAAAAAACTTATAGATAATAAATTTGATAGCTATAAAGCATTCAAAGATGCTTTTATAGAAGCAGCCATGGGTATACACGGAAGCGGTTGGGCATATCTTGATACAAAAGGAAATATTAAGACAATAGCAAATCATAAGGATGTCGGTAATATAGTTCTATTGATAGATATGTGGGAGCATGCCTATCTTGAAGATTATAAGGCAGATAAAGAAAAATATCTTAAGAATGTTTGGCAAATTATAAACTGGAATATCGTAAACAAACGATTGGGAGAATAACATGTTCAAAATTACAAATGTAGAATCATTAGGTTCAGACTACACCATTACTGACCAAACCGGTAAGGTGATTAAAACTATCCAAGTTATTCCTCATACAGAAATATTGGAAGCAGCACTAGGTAAATTTATAGAAGACTCTGGATCAATCTCTTCTTACCTAGAAAACTCAATTGCTGTACTTTCTGGTTGTGATAAGGTAGAACAGTATAAGGTGCTATGGTATGCTACTACCAAAGAAGAAATTATTCTATCAGAGATTATTGAGTTTGCCATCCAAAACGGATATAATAAAATCATCCTCGAACACCTTGAAGAATTAGAATAAATCTGTTACAATTGCATTGCCCTATTAGCTCAGAAAAATGAACGGCCTCTAGACATAAGGCGGCGCCGCCGGCTCAATGTTGTCCTAGTTACACTATAGAGAGCAGACAGCACTTAACTGTTAGGACGGTGGTTTGAAGTGTTCCACCATGGGGCACCACTATCAGTTGCGGATCTTTGCAGGCCTTGCTATAATGACACATAGCGAGGAAAATATGGCCAAGAAACCGGAAGAAATCGTCGAACAAATTATCAGGGCGCGCGTGTCGTTGCTCCTGACACAGCCGTTCTGGGGCACACTTGCCACACGGCTGCTTTTGAGGGATGAGACTGATTCCGATTGGTGTACTACCGCTGCAACGGATGGTAGGTATTTCTACTACAACCGTAACTTCATTGAGAAGTTGAACAAACAGGAAACAATCTTCCTGATCGCACACGAAGTTGAGCATTGTGTGTATGACCACATGAGCCGCCGCGGAAGCCGAAAGGCCAAGTTATGGAATGCCGCAGCTGACTTTGTTATCAACGGCGAGTTGCGTGATCACGGAGTCGGCACATTCCCGGATAAGGTCCGCACTGGTGTGGAGGGTTGTTACGATCCCAAGTATAAGGGAATGTTCACCGAAGAAGTCTATGAGCTCCTTCTGAAAGATCCCAACGCAAACTTTCCCGAATTTGACATCCACCTTGAGCCGGGTGACGGCAAGGGTGAACCAATGACGGAGGAAGAGCGTCGCAATCTTTCCAATGAGATTGCTGCTGCTGTGATGCAAGCCGCCAAAGTCGACGTTGATAACACTCCGCTTGGAGTGAAGCGCATGTTGAAAGACATGACGGAACCGCAGATGGATTGGCGCGAAATCTTGAATATGACTATCCAGTCAATCATGCGCAATGATTACGACTGGAGCCGTTGCTCAAGAAAGACACAAGCCATGGGAATCTACATTCCCGGCACAAAGAAAGATTTCAAGATTGACGTTGCTGTGGGTATGGACAGTTCGGGTTCTATCTCCGACGAAATGATTCGTGACTTCCTTGGCGAAGTTAAAGGCATCATGACACGGTTTGCAGATTTCAAGTTGCTACTGTGGTGCTCGGATACGGAAGTTTACAATCCGCAGACGTACACACCGGACAACCTGGATGAAATCGACGACTACAAGGTAATAGGTCATGGTGGTAATGATTTCAACTGCAACTGGAAATACATGAAGGAGAACGACATCATGCCTGAGAAGTTCATTCACTTCACCGACGGGTATGATTGCGGACTTGGCTTCGGCGACCCCGTGTATTGCGATACTGTGTATGTCATTCACAGCGACCCGGAGCATCGTATCAAATCTCCGTTTGGCATGACGACATATTATGAAAAAGCTCGCTGAAGATAAGCCAACCATTTGTACATGGATTGGAGATGGTGAAAAATGCCATCATCCAACTATTTTTGGTAAATCCTATTGTGAAACACATTACGAAAGAGTGTATCTAACATTATTTCCAGAGATGGCAACTTATATAATTGAGCAAGAGCTTAATTCTACATCGTAAAACACCAGTTGACATTGTACCCGTGGGCCATTACAATAGTGGCATACAGGGGAAATTATGATTCTGCAAATTCTCGAAGAGATTGAATCGGATTCGAAGCGAACACACAAAGAGTCAGTCATTAAGAAATACAAGGAAAATCAACTTTTCCTTCGGGTTCTTACATTGGCACTTGATCCCTATATCAATTTTTATATCAGGAAAATCCCTGATTATACATTCAAATTCCTCACAGCCGCACCCGGAGAAACATATCAGTCCTTAGACTGGGCGTTGGTTGAACTTGAGAAGTTGTCGTCTAGACAACTCACCGGTCATGCGGGCATTGAGCATCTTCGCAGTATTCTTTCTGCTCTTGATCGCAATGATGCCATTGTTATTGAGCGTATTATTGGTAAAGATCTTCGTTGTGGTGCTGGTGATGGTACGGTAAATCGAGTAATTAGCAACTTCATTCCTACGTATCCTTGTCTGCTTGCTCGTCCCTATGACGACAAGAATATTAAGAACATTACCTATCCTGCTATTAGTCAATTGAAGGCTGATGGATTAAGGGTAAACTTCCATATCATGGGTGAAAAAATTAGTATTTGTGGCCGCAGCGGTCGTAACATTGACTTGCTCGGATACATGGATAGTGATTTAATTGAACTCGGGGCACAATATTTCTTAACACCCGTTGTCATCGACGGAGAGTTGGTCGTGGTAGATGAAAATGGAAAGCTCCTCTCGCGTAAAATTGGCAACGGCATTATCAACAAGGCAATTAAAGGTACAATTACTCCCGAAGAAGCCAAGATGGTTCGCGCCCAAATATGGGATATTATCCCTATTATGGAATTTAAGAAAGGCATATCCAATTGGTCCTATGAAGCACGATTTCGTTCCCTTTCATCTGCTGTAAAGACGGTATCTGAAAATCACAATCGAAGTGTAAATAAATTGGCAATTAATTCACAATTAAAATTCTGGATGATTCCGTCTAAGGTAGTTAATAGTTTGCCGGAGGCTGTTGCTCATTTTGAAGAATTACTGGCTTCTGGCGAGGAAGGCACCATCCTGAAGAACTATTGCGGCCTCTGGGAAGATACTCGCAGCAAACACCTGGTTAAATTCAAGGCCGAAAAAGATGCAGATCTGGAAGTTATTGGATACAACCCCGGTGAAGGAAAATTCGTAGGTCAAATTGGTAGTTTGATTTGTGCGTCTAGTGATCGTAAGGTAGAGGTCTCGATTAGTGGCTTCTCTGATGCACTTCGTTTAGAAATCACTAAGGACATTGGTGATTGGATTGGTAGCATTGTCACGGTTCTTTACAACGAAAGAATCACCAGTCAACAACGAGATGTGGATAGTTTGTTTCTTCCGCGATTTGCGGAGCGTAGGTCGGATAAGTCAGTTGCTAATTCCTCAAAGGAGATTAAATGATCAGGCATTTCTTGTTTGTTGCGGCATTTACAGTTTCAACACCGGCATTCTGCGACGGGCTTGTATTTCATTTACAATCCCATCATAAAGATGGCAATCATGATGTGACTGAAACATGGGTCGATAAAGACAACACTTCCCATACCAAAACACATTACGCACTCAATAATAATAACTACGGAATTGGATATAAAACCGATGATGGTTATACAATCGGTGTATACAAGAATTCTTTTTCTGACACATCTACCTATGCGGGTAAGGAATTTATGTTTAATAGATATCTTGGTTGCTTTGTTGGTATTGCAACCGGATATAAAGATCATGCAGGAAAGGCAATTCTTCCCTTTATGTCGGGAACAGTAAAGATTCCAATTGACAACAAGTATGGTTTAATGTTTAATGTTATTCCAGCCAAAGATTTTAAGGACTATGTTGTTATCAACATGGCGTTAGAAAGAAAATTTTAAATGGTAGCCCTTGGGCTACCAAGGAGCTTATCATGTTTACGAAATACCCACGCACACCGCACCTACCCTGGAGTCCCGGCACCACCGATGACGACAAGGTTCTGCACGACCTTTCGCACTTTGAAGGTAAGCGTGTTGTTATTACTAAGAAAATGGATGGAGAGAATACAAGCATGTATTCAAACCATATCCACGCCCGTAGTATTGACAGCAGAGGCGGTATTGATAGGGACTGGGTCAAGACAATGTGGGCAGGTATGGCTCACAATATCCCCGAAAATTGGCGAATCTGCGGAGAGAATCTGTGGGCTCGCCACTCTATAGCATATGATGAACTGCCTTCTTACTTCATGGCATTCTCTATTTGGGATGAATCTAATATTTGTTTAAGTTGGGATGACACAGTTCAATATTGTGTTTTGCTTGGCATTGAACCTGTTCCTGTAATTTACGACGATGTGTGGAATCAAGATAATTGCATGAAATTACACAAGACACTTAATTCGGAAAAGGATGAAGGATTTGTTGTTCGCCTTGCAGACAGCTTTCACTATGACAATTTCGGAACTAGTGTTGCAAAATATGTTCGAAAAGGTCATGTGCAAACTGATGACATACATTGGCGCCATCAATTGCTGGTACAAAACGGCCTAAAATAAGAACCAAGCAAGTCAGGGGCGCCTACGGGCGCCCTTTTCAATGGCCGGAAACTCCGCAAACCTTGATAAATACAATATTGAATAACAAGGGACTTCCGATGTCAGAAATTAGAAAATGGTTAAAGATTATGGAAAGTATTCCAGCAATTTTCCCAAACCAGGATGCAAAACATGCACTTATTAAGCAAGATGCTACTGTAATGGTGAATCCGAGTGTTGGCGGTGGTACTGCAAGATACATGAGTAGCACACCAAACGGTGCTATGGTTGATATCAAGGGGATTGCTAAAGAATTGAGTCAAGATGAATTTAGTCTCCCAGAACGTGATTACGAAGATGGGTATCAAAAAGGTAATGACTGGTTTCATATGAGTGTCAATCCCGATACACCGGGAACAATGAACGACAAGCCAGAATTTCGTGCCGGCAATATCGTTAAGATTGCAGATGTCTATGGTTCTGTCATCGGTCCAGGAATCGGCATTTTCGTTGCTTATAGCACAAGTGGTAAGGAATGTATTATTAGTTTTGATGATAAGGAAATTGT